AAATTGCATATTATGTTGATAAAAACCAAGAAGTTAATATATATTTGTCTTTTTGTAAAGGCGGATTTCCTCTATGTACGTAAGGATAATCTGCAGGGAATATACACACACGACCTGTTTTTGCTTTAATCCTTTGTTTTTGAATTAAAAATTCTGTTTCTCCACCTT